AATGAACGGTAAGCGCGTTAATGTCACACAAAGTTATCTCAAAGCTGGAGCGGCAATTAGTAAAAGCAAGCAAGACGAAGAGCTGTTTGTCAATAACTACATGGATATTGATACCGCTAGTTTGCACCCAAACTGTAGCTGTAAAGAGCGGTTCATTGTCGAGAAAACCCCACCAAAAGAGAAATTTAAGCCAGTGCTGAGCTATGACGAAGTCAAACAAGCGGGTAAGTTTATTCCGAGCGCTGCTAAGCACGACCGCATTGACGCCAATGAGCAAAAGTTTATCGAGGATTTTGTGCGGCTAGGACAGACGATTGAGCGAATTCCTAATGATGTGGGTGATGTTGAAAATGGAATATTGCCACAACCGACTAATGATTTCATCTGGCACGACAAAGGTGTCGAGATAGAGCTAAAAGCGCTTGAGGTCAAAAATCCAAAATACAAAACAGTTGCTAAATATATCCGTGACGCAGCTAAGCAAGGAAAGCGGAACTTCATGCTTCATTCGGGTATTAAATTAAAAGATAAGTTTTTGTATCAAATTAGAGAATATAACAAACGCAATCCAGATAATCAATTACAAAAGTTGTGGGCGGTTGATGAACGAGGACTGTTTGAGCTAATTGATATTGACAAACAAGCTTAAGTGTAATATAGTAAAAATGTATCATCACACAGTCCCCACGCGAGCAGTGCGAGCTTAGCTCAATAAGTCTGCCGACGGAAAGCGGGGGGATAGCTGTGTGGTTTTACTTTTGGCTAAAAAGTGATATGATGAAGATGTCCATTTTTATATCAGAATCACACTGAAGCTTTTTAGCTGATTTGCGATGTCATTAAACGGCACCGCATAAGCAAAAAGGGCATCGCCTTGGTTGTAATATGGAATGGACACCTTGCGGTGTCGTTTTTTGTGACGACGCTTAAAATAAGAAAGGTGATGAAATGAATAATCAGCGGGAATTATTAACAATTAAAAACTTAGTGAAGTTTATAGGTATATCGACAGTGGGGTTTTTTATCTTGGCGATTGTTATAGGCGTAATTAACAGTATTGGTGTAACTACCAGTAGCGATGAAGTCAAACAAAGTGTTGGCTACGCAACCGAGCGTGTTAATGACGCCAGCCTACCAAAAGGTCAGGAAAAGACGCTAGTTAAAGGTGTGAACGGTGAAAAAACAATTGTCTATGAAGTGCGTCGTAAAAACGGAACTGAGTTGTCGCGTGAAGTCAAATCTGAAACTGTTACCAAGCAACCAGTAACTGAGAAAATCGCAGTTGGAACTTATGTGGCACCAGAATCAGCCACCACACCAACGACTGGTAATTCAGCGAGTGGATCAGGCGGAAACTCAGCGACTAGTGGTAGCAAATCACCTAACAGTGGTGTTACAAATGTTGTAACGGGCTATTGTAAGGATGGGACACTAGTCACTGGCAACCCGTCCGCTCGAGGCAAAGCCAATCCATGCCACGGGCATAAAGGCTGGCGCGATTATTAACATAATCTTAACTAACTACATAATATCGCTATCGGTAACGGTGGCGATATTTTTGTGTTGCCAGACTACAGGCGGTTATGTTGAGACTATGGCAAAAGAAATCAAGAAAGCAGTGCTGGCTATTAAATCCAAAGTCTCGACTATCGAGACTGGCGACAATGGGGAGCGCCGCATCAGATTTGTTGCTACGAGTATTAACAAAGATCGTCATAACGAGGAAGTGCGAGTTGATAGCTTGCGGTTACCATTGAAAGCTGGTGGCGAAATCATTGTAGGCACAATCCCAGCCGAGGGAGTATCAGAAATCGTTGATATTCCACTGATGCTTAATCATTCACTTGATGTGCGTGATGTCATTGGCTCGGTCAGAAGCGCCTATCATGAAAACGGTGAGTTGATCTTCGAGTGCGGCATTTCAAAGCGCGAAATTGCGCAGGAGATGTTAGTGTTGCTCGAGGAAGGTCATTTATCTAACGCTTTCAGCATCACAATGGCCGATTATGACTATAACTTCGAAACTGAAACTATCTCAAATGCTGAAATTATTGAGGTAAGTTTAGTGTTTCGCGGTAGCAATAAAGAAGCGAGATTACTTGCAGTTAAGTCTCTGAAAGGAGAAAATATGAACAAGGAGAAATCAGCATCAACCGATAGCTTCGGTAGTGCAGCGGAGAGTCAGGAGGAAGTTCAGAATGAACAACCTGAAACTCCAATAGAAAATGCGCCAGCAGGTGAGGCGACAAATAACCAACCTGAATCTAACATTAACGAGGGCGAAAGCTCAATTACCCAAGAAGGAGAAGCAATGGGAACAGTTGAAAATCAAATTGCAGCTGAAAATATTCAAAAAGCTGTACCAAATCAAATAAAACAAGTAGCAACTAATGACTATCTTAAAACTAAACAAGCGCTGGTTGACTTCGCTAACGTCTTGATCGATAACGCTGGCAAAACTGCGGCGGAAGTCCAGAAAGCGTGGTCAGAAGTCGTTAAAAGCAAAGGCGTTACCAATCCAGACGTGTTATTGCCTGGAGCATTGGTTACAGCTATTACTGACGGCTTAAATAAGAATAGTCGAATTTGGAATTCGGTTAACAAAACCGGCTTAACTGTACGTCGCATTAGCGCTGATACTGTCGCAGGAGCTGATGGTGGTCGGGCTCGCGGTCACAAAAAAGGTACGAACAAGACCGAAATTGACATCACCTTGCTTGATCGTGTGTTACGTGGTCAATATATCTACGCATACTTGCCGATTAACAAAGAAGATATTCGCGAAAATCAGGATACTGGCGCCTTAGTCAAATATGTCGTCAGCACCTTGACTAAACGTGTCATTACTGAGATTGAACGAGCGATTATTCTTGGCGATGGTCGTACAGGTGATGAAGTGATCAAGAGCTTTATCTCAATCAAAGCCGATGCTAAAGATAGTGCAAAGCCATTTGCAAGCTTGTATGAGCCAAAAACTGGTGAAAAATTGTACGTGTCAATGGTTAACGCTGTGGCAGAGATTGAGATGGAAGGTGACATCTACGCAGTCATGAGCCGCAAGAAGAAAGCCGAATTGCGACTCAATGAGACAACCGGTGGTAATTTGGTGTTATCGCTGGGCTCAAATGTGGCTGAAGCGTACGAAATTAAAGAAATCATCACTCCAAGCTGGATGAAAGATGACGAGATCGACGTAGTGCTGTATGTCGGCGAAGCGTATGAAATGGTCGGTGACGAAACTGTCGAACAATTCCAAAACTTTGCATTACAGGCTAACAAAGTCGAGTACTTGCAAGAAATCTACGCTGGTGGTGGTTTAGCACAAATCAAATCAGCAGTAGCCATTAAGAAAGCTCAATAGTAATTAAAAACAAGAAAGAGAGCAGAAGATGATTAGACTCACCGAACAAGAAATCACAGCGTTCATCGGACGCTCTCTTTCGCAATTTGAAAAAGATAATATTGAGTTATTAACTGAAGCGGCCAATGCGGAGTTAAACGATTTATTAGGAGGTAATCTTAATCAGTATGAGACTGGCACGCCAATTCAAATTAAACAGATGCTAGCCGGCCTAATCGGGCTGTTTGAGAGACAGTCGGAGACAGGCGTGTCTAGCAAAAGCGTTGAAGGATTTCATATCACATTCCGCGAAGGAAGCGATGCGCGTGCTGAGTTTATAGCTAGGTTTAGTGCAGTAATTGCTAAATATGGTAAGTCAGACATCGGACGGACGGGCGGTATCAGGTGCGGAAGGACGATTTATGATCTTTGATCACTTAAAACTGATTAAATACGATCTACTGACGCTGAGCAGTAATCAACCTGGCAGGCGAAAAATTATCAAGCGTGAAGCAAAAACTGGAGTGTTTATTGAGCGGACTGGCAAGCGACGCAATGGCTATGGGGAGGAATTTGAACTAAATTCCATACTGTATATGCGAACGGCAGATGTGAAAGATAATCTGTTAGACTATGGTGTTGAGATTGGTGGTATTAGCTATGAAATCTCTGGTTATGATGTTGGTAAGAACTATCAAACTGGTAAGATTGAACATTACAGGTTAGCATTAACAAGGACAGCTTATGTTAACGGCTAGAGTAAACAAAATTAGTCGAATGTCGGCTTATGAGAAAGTTGAGCGACAGAATATCATTAATGCAGTTGATGCAACAGGCAATCTGATCTTGCAACGGGCACGAATGTTTGCACCAAAGCTAACTGGAGAGCTACGTGATAGTGGTCGTGTAGAACGTACGCAAGGCGGCAAAGTTGCAGTATCGTTTGGTGGTGGTCGTGTTAGATACGCCAGAAAGCGCCATTTTGAAAATAGGAAGAACCCACAGACTTTACGTTATCTGGAGCGAGCTGGTGTTAGCGTCAAAAAAGAGGGTGGAGTAGAGAGGTTTTTAAGATGATAACATTATCATTGCTCAAGTACCTTGAAAGCAAGGGATTTGGTACGATCGGCACTGATCTATTCTGGCAGAAGATGGCGGTTGGCAAGTCTGGAATGTATATTGTCAACTTAGGCGATAGTATTGAAAAGAATCGTCGACGCCGACAACGCTATGAGTTATACAGTGTCGGTGATGATGATCTGGAAAGCTTAAAAAAGCTAGAGGCTGTAGCTCAGCATTTGAGATCATCTTATAACGATATTAATGAGTTGCCGGCTATTGAAGGTGGTCAAGAATATCAGTTTGTGGCAGTGATGCCACCATCAACAATATCTAATCTTGGTCTCGATAACCAAGGACGAGTGATTTATTCACTCACTGGAATAATAAATTATTAAAAAGGAGAAATAAATGGAAGACACAGGAACATTAGTCGCAGGCAAGTGGGAAGTAGCAATCGGTAAGGCACTGATTCCAGCCTCATTATTAGGCGACATCAAACCAAGTTACGCCGATGGTACACTTGAAGCTAAAACTCAAGCTGGTGTACGCAAACAGCCAAGCGGTAAGGCTGAAACCGCAGAACTGGCACTGACAATATTCTTACCAAGCATGGATGCTTTGAAGGCATTATGGGCGAGTGCTTATAGTGCTCCAACTAACGCTAAACAGAAAACTGGAAACGTGATATTTGGTAGTGGTAGCGTAGTCAATACTGTACCAGTGCCAGTTAATATCCACCGACAAGGAGAAAAGACTGACGATAACGACATTCACATCTTTTCAGCAATCGTGCCAATGAAATTTGATCCAACACTGTCGACCGACGAGCCATTGCAGATTGAGACTACGATTCAAATGCAACCAACTGCTCGCGGTTATATGCGAGTTGGTACAGGCGATCTTGAAAAACCATCTCGCTGGGATTATGAGAATCAGAAAACGGTTGAAGTTACACCTTAAGCACACTACGCTAGAACTAAAAACACTCCATCAAATCATGGAGTGTTTTATTTAGCCGAACTGGCTTCTGCTTTATGCTCGGCAATGACTTCACGCCGAGCTTTAAACCAGCTGTAGAGAAAAACTGGTAAAGCATAAAACAAGCCATAAACAAAGACATACATTAAATAAACCATTGCGCCAAGCATGTAAGCTAAGACTAACACTATGGCAGTTTGTTGACGTTTTTTGCTACCAAACATTGCACCAATGAAAAAGCTTGGGGTATGGAATTTCATATCTAAAGCATAGCATAAAATTACGAAAAATGCAAGGTCTTAAAACGCCAGACTATAGGTGATTACAGTTGTAGACAATATTAAATCAATGCCAAGGAGGCTCCAATGTCGCAACAACCGACCAAAACCAATGAAATGATTATTAGCTTAAGTGAACTGACACCAAGTCAGCGTACTCAAGTGGTGCGTATTGACGGTAAAGTCTATACACTGCGCAGTTTAGGAGCTGGGGATCAGCTGGATATTCAACGAGCGACACGAAAGTTATTGCAACTCAACACAACGATGGTTGATTTACAAGAGCGCGCTCAAAATGAGAGTCAATTAGATAATGCTCAAAAAATTAGTTTAATCGATGAGTTAAGTGATAAATTCAATGAGTTAGAAATGGTTAATCAAGAATTATTAAAGTGCTATGCTCGAGCTATTGATGATGGCACTAAGGCACAAAAAGATACGCAAACCTTAGTTGAAACATTAGGCGTGGAGGGTGTGCGTCGCTTATTCGAGCGAGCTTTTGGGAGTGATCAATAATGCCGAATATCTTAGATCTAATGACGCCGGAGGACAAAGAAAAAGCTCTCAAGCGCTTTGAGCGTAGTCAAAAACAACGTAGTAGTGAAATGCGCATTTCGCAAGAGGTTTATCTGTTGAGCGAATTCGGCTATTACTACGGTTGGCAGGCGGTACGTGATGTACGCGAGAACAAAATTAAACTAGAAGAGATGCATGTCTTGTTAGAGGGCGCGCGTAAAGTCTGGTATAACAAGGTGGCGGAAATATCGCGCGCTAACTTCATTGCGACAGGCAGTGCTATGGCTAGTAAAGACGGAAATAAGGCGTTTCAGGCAGGCATCCGTCCTTTTCGTGATGCCGCTAAAGTGGAGTAAGTAAATGGCTGAAGTCGGCAAAATTCAATATATTATTGATGTTGAAGTTGAGGCTCTGAAAAAGGGTCTGAGCGTAGCAGAGCGTCATGTTGATGGTTTTGTTGGCAAAGCTGGACGTGGTGCAGCAGCGATTGGTAAGGCTTTTGCAGTTGGCACTGGCATAGCTATCAAGACACTTGGTGATATAGGAGTAGCGGCAGTTAAGAGCTACGCGGACTTCGAACAATTGAGTGGCGGTATTGAAACGTTATTTAAGTCATCATCCGATCAGATGATGGATTATGCTGATCAAGCTTATAAAACGGCTGGGTTATCCGCCAATCAATACATGGAGACTGCCACCAGTTTCTCGGCTAGTTTGTTAGCTGGTTTAGGTGGTGATACTAAAAAAGCGGCTGAATACGCCAACCAGGCGATCATCGATATGGCAGATAACGCCAACAAGATGGGCACTAGTATGGAGTCGATTCAGTTCGCTTATCAAGGATTCGCCAAGCAAAACTACACTATGCTCGACAACCTGAAGCTTGGTTATGGCGGTACTAAAGAAGAAATGGAGCGACTGCTTAAAGATGCTCAAAAAATATCTGGCATTAAATACAATATCAGTAATTTCGGTGATATCACTAAAGCCATTCATGTGATTCAAACCCAAATGGGCATTACTGGCACGACCGCTAAAGAGGCAAGCGAAACTATTAGTGGTAGCTTAAATTCAACTAAAGCTGCTTGGAAAAACTTAATGACCTCAATGGCTGGCGGGAAGGACATTGATAAATCACTTGATGCGCTGGTTAAATCGGCTGGTAATGTCGCTAAAAATCTATTACCTGTCATTAAACAGGCATTGTCTGGTATTGTTAAGTTAGTTAGTGAATTGGCGCCACTTATAATTACTGAGATTCCAAAGTTATTTCAAGAGCTATTTCCGCCACTACTACAAGCAGCTATTGGACTAACAACGCAAGTTGCGGCGATTTTGCCACAGTTAATACAAATAATTCTCAATACGTTAACTACAGCGTTACCACAGCTTGTCGATGCGGTTGTTACACTCACGCCAATGATGATTCGAGCACTTATTGATTTAATCCTACTAATCATCACGAAATTATCCGAACCAGCAACGCTGACAATGTTACTTAATGCTGGCGTGACATTGTTTATGGCGTTGATTGATGCGTTTCCGATATTACTCAATGCTTTAACTGAGGCACTGCCAGAGATTATCACTAACATTATTGAGTTTTTACTCAACCCAAATACTATCGCACAATTGCTGACGGCAAGCGTTAAATTATTTATGGCGCTGGTGACGGCCGTGCCGATGGTTGGCGCGGTGTTACTGAGAGCGTTCGTTGATCTACTGAGTGGATTGTGGCAGAGACTGATTGGGTTGTTTAAAGATGGAGGTCTGTCGATTGGCGTTGCTATTTCTAACGCAATTATTTCAGTAATCAACAACATGTTCGAAATGTTCGAGAAAACGGTCAATTTCTTCATTGGGTTGCTTAACGGTGCGATCGGGATTATTAACAAAATCCCTGGTGTTAACATCCAGCAATTAAATAGATTCCAGATTCCGCGCATTCCGCGCATGGCAACTGGCGGTATTGTCACACCGCAAGGTGGTGGCTCGATCATTTACGCTGGAGACGGTGGCCAAGATGAGTGGGTAGTGCCAGAAAGTAAAATGGCTAGTTTGATCGAGAAGCTTAATAACCGTAGTAATGTCAGTGGTGATAATATCACGATCAATATTCAGGGTGTGTTTGCAACTAGTCAAGCTGAGCAACGCAAAGTAGCCGAGCAGATTTTCAATCAATATGAAATGATTAAAAAGCGGAGGATGTTAAATGTTTAATGATGGGTATAAGTTAAAACTGACTGATGCGACAGATAGCATCGAGTATGATTTGCTTGAAGTGCCAATTACGCAAACTGATCGCATCGGTAAAAAGACGGTTGTGACCAAAGATGGTAATATTAGCACTTATTATAATTATAAGAAGCAGGTGATTAAACACCGCTGGGCTTACATGACCAACGGTCAATATCAGCAACTGCGAGCGTTTTTTGATCGGCAATATCAAACTGGACATTATCCGAAATTGACGATTACTAAATTAGGAATTAATGAAATGTCGGTGGCATTAGAGTTGTCTGAACGAAAAATTATTCGTAATGATGGTTTGACTGAGGGCGTCGAACTGACTATGACCGAAACAGGGGCGATATAGTGCAAATAGTTAGTGATAAGTTCCATCAGATTTTAAGCAGTGGAGTCGTTGGTGTAGCGTCGCAGGTTAAGGTTTCGTGGACAAAGCTACGCACTGAGACGATCAATTGGTTCTGCTTAGATAAATCGACGCTGGATGGTGACGATCTACTGGCAACTCCTGAAAATAACCCGACGCAAGTCTGGGATGCTTATGATTACCAAGATATGAGTGGACGAGTGGTTGATTTTAGAGTTGAACGTAGCGTGGAGTTTCCGTATAACGTTCAAGCGAGCATAGCAGATGTGACACTTAATAATTACGATGGATATTTCAGTTTTAGTCCGATCGATAATGGTGGCGGAAAATCACCAATTGCTGAATATATTTTGCCAAAACGACCGCTTAGGCTTTACGCTGGTGTACAGACAGCCGAGACAGTGCCATTATTTGTAGGATTATTACAAAAATTGCCACATTATGACGAAAAAGGGACGGCTAGCTGGACAGCGCTAGACTTTTTAAGTGAAATTGCTGAAGCAGATTTGCGATCGTCGATTAAGTTGCGCGATGTAACGACCGATCAAGTCATAGCTATTATTTTGCAACAATACGGCATGACCAGCCACCAGTATAAGTTG